GGTCACGTCGAGCCGGCCCTGCATTATAATTTTTAATCGGTAAAAATGCCCGATTCACTCCAAAAACACCCGAACGGCCATTCCGACCACATACCAACAATGTGGCAATTGCAACACCACCCTATCGGTAAAATTACCCGATTTCGGGCAGAAATATAGGGGGTTGCATGTATTTACGCTTGTTGGTATATTTAGTATATGAACTCTCCAATAAAGCCAACATGGCCGGACGGTTTCATCACATTGGCCGAAGCTGCCAGACGTGGTGGTGTCACTTTGCAAACTGCGCACGGGGCTGTGCGCACGGGTAGAGTACCGGCCGAACATGTAAGATCAACGGAATATCAAGGCCGTAGATTTTGGGCGGTGAATGAAGCGGCCGCTGTTCCCATTCTTCTTTCTTCCCGTCATCGACGAAGAACCTATCAGCCGTTCAATCGGTGCCACCACCACCTCCCAGGCTTCGCAAGGAAGAAAAGCACGACTACTCTGTGGTTGGCAATGCAACCGAACAATACAACGCGGTAAAAATCCACCGTGAAAAGCTGGCCGTCGAGAAGGCCGAAATGGAACTAAAACTTGCACGGGGTTTGCTGCTTGAAGTCGAGGAAGTTTCGATTTTTTTATCTACCCTATCGGTAGAAACCCGGCAGGCATTACTTGCAATCCCGCCGAGAATAGCCCCGCTGGTTGCAGCGGAAAAAGATACTACGATCATTCTGCATCTACTCGAAACCGAAATCACGCAAGCACTCGAAGGGCTCGGAAAACTGGCAACATTTGCCCACGTTCCGGCGGTGTCCGAGTAATGGCCCGCAGATCTAAACTACGGCAAGCGGCCGATAGAAATCCGGAAATCGTACGCAATACCGCACAGTCAAACAATGACAAGCTTGCAGCGCTTCGCACTGTCTGGTCCGATGGATTACGCCCACCCGAGAAAATGGATATAGATGAGTGGTCAGATCGTTTTCGCGTGTTACCCTCTGAGACATCTTCGGAAGCCGGCCGATGGCGCACGTCAAGGTTTCCATTCCTCCGCAGGATTATGAAATGTTTGTCCCCAACATCCCGGGCTCGTGAAATTATTGTGATGAAAGGGGCACAGCTTGGTGTCACGGAATGCTGCATTAATTGGATTTTATACATTGCAGATCAGAACCCGGGCCCGACAATGTACCTACAGAAAACAGAGGACGCGGCAAAAGACTTTTCAACGCAAAAACTGGCCCCGAGTATCCGAGTTTGTGAGAAAGTTTCATCGAAAATAGGGGCAAAGAAGCCCAAATACTTGACGGATGAAGTCGATAATGTCGGCTTCCCCGGTGGTTTTGTGGTGCTCGGTGGCTCGAACTCGGGCGCGTTTTTACGGTCGAAGTCCATCCGGGACATGATGGCCGATGAGGAAGATTCATACAAAGGCAATATCGACGCGGAAGGCTCGCCGGTTGCGGTGGCAAAGAAGCGACAGGTTAATTTCCCGCGCGGAAAAACATTCCGAATATCTACGCCGAAGTTTAGGGAGACGTCAACCATCGAACCTGCTTTCGATGGGGGCACCCGTGAACAGTATTATGTGCCATGCCCCCGTTGCAACCCACACCTCCATGAAAGCGGTTTTCGTTTCGTGTTTCAGTGGGAGCAAATAAAGTGGTCGGACAACCCCAGCAACGAAGAAGGCTCTACGGACGTACTCGACTACTGGATGGAGTGCCCGTCATGTGGTGGCCGAATAGATGAGTTTGAAAAAACTGTGATGTTCGCAGCGTCCGAGAATTACGCGGCTTATGGCTGGATGACCGAGAAAGGATCTAAGGGGAAGCCGTACGCCGTTCTGGAAGATGTGGAACGACCATCTTTTCAAATATCAAGCCTATACTCGCCGGTGGGGTTTTTCTCCTGGAAGGATGCAATCAGGGAATGGCTCACGTATCGGATGTCGGGAGACAAGGCACTCATGCAGGTTTTCGTGAATCAAACATTGGGAGAGACCTACAGCGCGGCCGGTCAAGCTGTTTCTGCCTCATGGCTGAAAACACGGCGCGAACAATACCACATGATGTCACTACCGCCCGGCGTACTGGTTATCACATGCGGTGCGGACATACAGGAAGATCGAATAGAAGCGGAGTGGGTGGGTCATGGATTGCACGGTGAAACATGGAGCCTCATGTATAAAGTGCTCTATGGTGCCACGGACAACGTGGGCACATGGGAAAGTGATGCAGAAAATCCTACGGCGTGGCTACAGCTTGATGACCTTCTTCGTACAACGTGGTGCCATCCTTCCGGGGTTGAACTATCAACGGAGTGTACGCTCGTTGACCACGGTTTCCGTTCTGAGCCCGTACACGTCTTTTGCAGACTGTGGGAAACGTCCCGTGTGTTTCCCGTCAAGGGCCGGGAAGGCTGGGGCCGAGGTTATATCGACAGGCCACGAAAACGTAATGCAAAATTTAAAACGTGGGATTTCATTGCGTGGGTGGATGAGTGCAAAGATCAAGTATATGAAAATCTGAGAGTGAAAAACCCAGGGCCGGGATACTGCCACTTTCCACTCGATGACGACTACGGGGAGAAATATTTTTCAGGTCTCACGGCCGAGAATAAAAAAACAAAAAAGTCCGGAGGGAAATTAATACTATATTGGGATTGTCCGGCCGGTGCCCGAAATGAACCCCTCGACTGCCGGGTGTATGCTTTCGCAGCGCTGAAAGTCTTTGCGCCGAACCTTGAACACCGGGCGTCACGGATGAAAGTAGGGCAAGATGGCCCCGTAGGTGTCGAGGTTTTGTCAAATATTAAGCAGGTGGGACGGTCAACATACACGCGGGGAACACCAACGCCGGTGAAAAAAACGATTCGTCGTAAGGGTTCGCAGGGTTTGTGATGAAAGTATATTAGCAAAAAGGGGCCACACCATGAATGAAATACTCGAAGAACGCAACGTATCGACGAAAAGACGGCTCGGCCTTTATTTGCTGGCCGAATCTGCTATTTTGAACGGCTCACAATCCTATAGCATCGGCAACCGGACACTAACCCGCGCTGACCTTAAAATGATAAAAGACACCATCGACTCGCTTCAGTCCGAAGTTATAAAACTTTCACGCGGTAATGGGATACGTACCCAGCGTGTAGTACCCCGTGACGGAATCTAAGGACATAGAAAAATGAAAAAACTGCCTACGGTATCGATGAATATCGTTGACCATGTGGTTGGATTTTTCGACCCCCGCGCAAAAGTGATGAGGTTAAAATCTCGGATGGCTTTAGCATTCGCAGAAGATAGTGGATACATTACCCCCAATTCAAACCGTAAAGCTATGAAGGGCGTGGCAGCCCGTGACCGCTCCCCGAATCAGGACACCGCCCCGAAAATCCAATCTTCCCGCGCGTTATCTCGTGAATTGTACATGACCACCCCGGTGATGGTGGCGGCCCTTCGGCGAATGAACGATAATGTCGTTGGTGTCGGCCTACAGCCACAGCCAACACCGGACGCTTCATTTTTAGGGATGGACACTGCCACCGCCACGGATTGGGTGCGACACACACAGCGCGAATTTGATCTATGGGCCGGTTCTGTTTTTGCTTCATCTTCGGCCACGTTGACGTTCTGGGATATGCAGCCATTGGTACTTTTATCCGCCTTGATGAACGGGGATTCGTTTTATGCCCTGCCGTGGAAACAACCGCGCGACAAGAAACACCCGTACGAATTGCGGATGAAACTTATTGAGGCGGATCTCGTTCGTAACCCGATGGAAAGCGGATATGAAACCGGTGTGCCATTGCCGGAAGGGCCGGACATTATCGGCGGTGTGGAATTTAAAGGCGGGGAATTGGACGGGTATCATGTGGCCGATAATTACCTATCCGAAGCCCACTATCAGACAAAAAAGAATTTTAGATACATACCGGCGTGGGATGAAAAAGGCCGTCGGCAGATGATCCAGGTATTTGACCCTGAGAGAATAGGCCAACGCCGGGGAATGCCAATCTTTGCATCTGTGCTTGAAACCATGAAACAACTTTCAAGACTTTCAGAATCTGAACTAATGTCCGCCCTCGTTTCATCGTTTTTCACGGTTTTTGTGAAAGATGTGTCGGGCCTCGGTGCGACTTTGCCAGAGGGGTACACACCGGCCGAGGTTTCAAACGGTGGGGGCGGAACGGGGCCGGACGCCGAACAGCAACCGAAAAACGCCGACAGTGCCTATGATCTCGACATGGGATACGGCAATGTTCATTATCTCGACGACGACAAAGAAATTCAGATTGCCGACCCGAAGCGGACAGATGAGGGTTTTGTAAATTTCTTCGATGCCCTTGTCACCCAGATTGGTGCGTCGGCCGGTATTGCGAAATCTCAATTGATGATACAATTTACAGCGTCTTATTCGGCCGCACGGGGTGAAATCCTCGAAACGTGGAAGATGTATCGACGCCGCCGTGCATGGTTCACTCGATCCTTCTGCCAGATGGCGTATGAGGCACTGCTTGAGGAAGCAATTATTAAGGGCAGAATAAAAGCCCCAGGATTCTTGACCGACCCAGCAAAGAGGGCGGCATGGTCGGCATGTAATTGGGTGGGTCCGGGCATGGGCCAACTTGATCCCTTGAAAGAGGCTAATGCCTCAGTGGTTAAGATCAAAAATGGCTTGGCGACGTATGAGGAAGAATACACCGCCGACCGGGGCGGATCGTGGTATGGTGCAATGGAACGCAGATCGAGAGAAAACGATCACCTACAACGGGTAGGGCTTCCCGACCCAACACTGACACCAACGGTCGTACCCGATCCGAACGACCTAACGAATCCAGTCACACCGATTCAGAAATAGAAAAGTGTTGCAATTGTAACATGACGTTATATTTTATTAAGGTAGGGGGGGGGAGGAACACATGACTATAAACAAGCATTCCATGATACTCGCGAGTATTGAAAACACGCGGTGGGCCATGACCCCAGAGGCACTTCGCGGTGTGTTGTCGGTTGTTGATCGCGAAGCGGCCGACGACGTGCAACGATATTTTCACGGTACGGCCCTCGGAACAAAGGACGCCATGGCGGCCGACATCGGGCAGCCGGTGGACGGCCTCAAATATTCATACATTCAGGGATCAACGGGCGTAATTTTTATTGATGGCCCCTTGATCCCCCGCGCCGATTCGTTTTCCAATATTTCGGGCGTGACATCTATTGAAAACCTCGCCAATGATTTCCGAGCACTGCAAAACGATCTGTCGGTGCGCCGTATAGTCTTGGCAATTGACAGCCCAGGCGGCAACATCGTTGGCATTTCTGAATTTGCCCAGATGATAAACGCATCGGAAAAGAAAACAATTGCATACGTGTACGGTATGGCTGCAAGCGCCGCATATTGGATTGCGGCCGCCTGTAACGAGATAGTGACAGCAGATACGGGCGAGGTCGGTAGTATTGGTGTGGTGATGACTTATCGGGACACATCAAAACAGGACGCCGCAAGAGGTGTCGAGACGGTAGAAATCGTTTCTTCACAGGCACCATATAAACGGCCGAACATGAAAACCGAGGATGGAAGGGCATCAGTCCAGAACGTACTCGATGACTTGGCCTCTGTTTTTATTGACAGTGTGGCAAAATATCGAGGCAAAACATCGGACTATGTGGCTGCATCTTTCGGCCAGGGTGGGCTTGTTGTTGCATCCCGTGCGGTAGGTGTGGGAATGGTTGACTCGATAAGCACACTTGAAACTATTTTGCAATCATCGGATGATACGCGGATCGTGAGAGGTCTCACGGCTCCGCACGTAACTAAACAAACGGAGGCCGCCACCATGAGCGCCGAAACACAAACGCCCCTTACTGCAAGTGACCTACTTTTGGCGCATCCCGAAGCGGTCAAAGTTATTCAGACGGAAGCGGCCAACGCAGAACGCGCCCGCATTCAGGGTATCGAATCCCTTCTTAATGCGGTAGTCGGTGCCCCGGCCGTCGTCGTGTCCGCAGCTTCGGCCGTTGTTGCCGCTGCAAAGTACGACCCGGCAAAAACTGCCGACAGTATCGCCCGTGAGATGCTGGCCGTTGTTGGCAAGGCTCAGGCCGATATGGTAGCTGCTGCAGGCGCTGGCCCTCGGGAACTTTCGACAAAACTTGACGACGTACCGACCACACCGGCACCCGTTGGTGCGGAGGCCCAGGCAGAACAGGAAGCGGCCACGGTCTCTGGACTGTCGGCAGCAATGAAAACAGCGTAACAATTTTTTTTATCTCAGTCCAGGAGGACAAAATGGATAACGTAGCCTCTACTGTTTCGACTTTCACACCCGATAATCTGATTGTCGGTGTGGACCTCGTAACGGATGTCGGAACTATTCAGCTCGGCCAGGGCATTCTTGCCCGTGGTACGGTGTTCGGTAAGGTCGCGGCCGGTGCGGTAACTAAGGCCGCAAAAACAGGCGGGAATACCGGTGATGGTACTCTCGTTCTCGACGAAACAGCCCCGGCACTTGCCAATGTGCTCCCCGGCGTGTACAAAGTGCGTATTACTCGGGCGCATCTTGCGGCCGTTGGTACAACCCCCGCCGTCCCGCTACAGTTTGCTATCGCGACGCTTACCGCGCCGGATGGCGACGTCGTGGCCGAGTTTAATGTCGCTACGTCGGCAGGTACGACTGTGGCATCACATGTTAAGTTCGTGATGGTTGACGGTTCAACAAAATTTGCACTCGGTGATGGTTTCGACATCACTGTGGCAGCCGGTTCAGGTGAACTTATTGTATGCGATAAAGTCGCCATTGATGGCTCAGCCGTACCGTTTGCAATTCTTGCAGACTATGCGGATGCAACCAGCGCGGCCGTATCATCTACGGTGTATATCGCAGGCTCGTTTGACAGTGCTTCGTTGATCTTTGCAAGTGGCACAACTGCCGCTAATGTCAAGGATGCAGCGCGGGGCAATGGCATGTACTTTGTAACAATCAAGCCCGCTGTTTAATAAACGGCAGAAAGGGAAAGGCACCATATATGGCTAACCTTCCAACTATTTACACCCCGCAGGTGATGCTTGAGGCAATGAAGCAGAACCCCCGGCCGACTACGTTCCTCCAGAAGCTTCTGGTGGGCAAACGCACGGCCGAGACTTCGGATATTGTCGAAATTGACATTGAAAAGGGTGGTCGTCGTATTTCTTCGTACGTAACCCGTACGGCCAATCCTTCGGCCGTGGGTAAGAACGGTTTCACGACCAATCTTCACAATACCCCGTACATTTCCGAGGAAATTACCTACACTGCAAAGGATATGATGGATCGCCTACCCGGTGAAAATTCATATTCCGGCGGTGTTCCCGGTTCTCGCAGGGATGCAAAAGTCGCGGCATGGCTTAATCAGCTTCAAGATCGTTTGATCCGCCGTGAAGAACAACAGGTTGCCGAAGCGATTCAGACGGGAAAATTGGTTATCGCTGGTTCCGGTGTTAGCTATACCGTCGATTTCCAGATGGCCGGTACACACATTATTACCTACTCGAACACGGATCTGTGGTCATCCACGGCCGACAAACTGGCACAGTTTGAAACATGGGCGCAGCTTATTCGTACGGCAGGCGCACCGGGTGCAACGGATATTATCCTCGGCACAGATGCGGCAGCGCTCTTATTGAAGGATACCAATTTCCGTGCGGAAATGTTGACCACCTCGGGCATGAACAACATTCAGATGAATATTGTCAATGACGACGCGGGCGAATCTACGTTCCTCGGAACCCTTCGCCGTCCGGGCCTGAGTGTCAATTTGTACACCTATCAGGGTCAGTACACGAGTGAAGCCGGTGTGGCAACCCCGTACATCGATCCGAAAAAGGTTGTCATGCTGTCGCGGAACATGCGTTCCGAGATGCATTACGGCCCGATATATAACCTTCTCCATGGTACGATGGTGGCTGAAAAGTTCCCCTTCATGTATCAGGATGAAAACGGCAAGAACGGCCACGTCGTGCTTGAATCCAGCCCGCTCTACGGGATGCATCAGCCTGACAGTATTGTTTGTGCCAAGGTTATTTCTTAATTTTCTGACGTGATCAATCGGACCCCCTTCGAAAGTCGGGGGTCATGTTTTCACATAAAAAGTGAGAAGCATTATGACAATTTCCATCATATCCCGCTCTACTATCGGATCTAATGGCAAGCATTACGGAAACGGCTCCATTTTGGAGCTGGAAGAATCCGAAGTTTTACGTATTGAAAAGTACGGCCGTGAAATCAGTCGGGTACTATGCGAACGTGTTTCGATACCTTCTGCCACTGCCGCCATTGCGCCACCCCCACCGCCACCTGTAAAAGTTACTGAGGAAACTCCCGCCATACCCGCAAAGGCTATGCCGGAACCCACCGCAAAAACTACAGCGAGTAAGAATAAAAAAGCACCCATAAAAAACATCGGTGCCGAAGGCTCATATCTATAATGGCAAGCGGAATTTATAAATCGGGCCACACCGAAATCGCGCGGGGGATGTCTATAACGTCCTCCCAGCTTTCTTTTGTGGTTGTCACCCCTGACTATGTCCCGGAGTTTACGGAAGACACGGTGCAAGGGGACATACCCGAAGCGTACCAATTGGCCGAGGCCGTTCTGACGGGTAAAACATTAGATTCAGATAATAAATTTCTGGCTGACGATACAATATTTTCGGATCTCATCGACGGGGATATAGTAGGTGGTATTGTTCTCATTCGTGACACAGGCGCGGTAGGGAACTCCCCACTAATTGCATATTTCACAAGCACAGATTTCCCCCTCACATCCAACGGTGAGCCGTTTGTGGTGCAAGGTTCCACCGTTGACGGGATACTGGCTTACTAATGGCCTCCCAGATAGTAATATTGATCGGCCTCACGGTCACGGTCACGGCCGGAACACTTACGCCGGTGATCGAGGAAAGAAACTCTTTTCACGATGTAATGGCGGCCGATTTATCCTCGACATTCTTTTCAGACTTTGAAGAAAATATTAGATACATTCATTCTAATGGTAAAACGGAAGTATACGACGGAATTGTGGATATTCCGAGTGCGGACGCTTCTATTATTTCGGAATCATCGATAGTGGCATACAAGCCGTCCGTACAACTGCGTCGGATTGCATTAAAATGCAACCCCACAAAGGGCGATAAATTGACGGTGCGTGGATCTCGGTATCGTGTGGACAATTACTCCGATGACGGCGTGGGCGTGATCACCGTCTTTCTGGCTCGGGTGTAATCATGCATAACAGAACAGCGGTAAGAAAGTACATTCAAAAACTGTTGAAAGACACGGTCACTCAGGTGTCCGGCCGTGTATGGTCTGGCCGTCCGAGCCCCCGTTTTCTCGAAATGCTGCCCTGTGTTTTGATTTCCTACGGTCCGGAACAGGTCGAAGTTTTGTCAGGTAGCGAGAGAATCCCAAAAGAATATTCGCGCCGGTTGCGTATGCAGATAGATGTCCTCACGCGGGACACTCAAGACCCAGACGTGAGCGATTTCGACCCCGAAGAAAACGACACGGCTGAAGATGAGGCTGATTTAATCGCTGGGGAGATTGAAAAAAATCTATCCGATGATTGGACGCTGGGAAGGAATCTCACAGACTGGAATCCCGAATTAGGGGACGGACTATCGTTAGGCCTCCGCATTATGTCCACCGACCCCTATTCAATAGGCAACGAAATCGACGTTCGGGCATGTGTCCAACGGATCACTATCGAAGTTCCCTACATAACCCCCGCCTTTATCGATAAAAAATACGCAACCTTCAAGGAATATCAAGCGGATTGGTATAAGGTGGGGTACAACGAAAGTACGAAAGACCCTATACTCACTTCGGCGAAAGGTAATTTGTAACCATGAGAACACTAAATACTATACGATTGAACCCAGGAGCCATGGGTAGTTTTGCCGACATTCGGGGAAATATTCTTGATGAAGTGAAGGGCGGCCACGAGGTGTCCGACATTGCTTTTTATGCTCGGCGTGTTCTTACTGGTGAGGCTGTCATGGTTGCACCCGCCGAGATTGTTTCCGTTCCTAACCGTCCGAGAAAAACGGACATGACAAAATAAACGACCCTTTCGGGAGGTATCACCATGGGTGTATCTAATTCGATTATCATTCCTTTCGTCGGCGTGTCTTTTGACAATAGCCGAGCCGTTCAAGGATCGGCCACACTTCCCGTACAAGCCTGCATTATCGGGCAGAAGATAGCAGCGGGAACAGCGGCAGCCGGTACCCTTTATCTGATTTCATCGGCCGATGACGCCATTGCACTTGCGGGCGTAGGTTCGCACCTCCACCGCATGGCGATCAAGTGGTTTTCGGTGAATAAATTCACGCCGTTGTATTTGAGCCCGCTTGCGGATGCTCCGGGCGCAGCGGCAGCGAAGTACACGGCGACCATGAGTGGCACAGCTACGGCGGTCGGGGAACTCGTTGTGTACATCGATAGCACCCGTTTTGGTTTGGCCGTCGCTGTTGGGGATGCTGTGGCGGCAGTAGGTGCGGCTATGGTGCTCTTGATCAATGCAGATACTGCTTTGCCAGTCGTTGCCTCCTACGGAACCGGAACGCTCACACTTACGGCAAAAAACCTTGGCGTGACGTCGGGCGACGTTGGCGTATTGTGGAACTATTTTCCCGGTGAAAAAGTCCCGGCCGGTCTCACGGTTGCGGCTACCTTTACGAACACACCCGGAACCGGTGAGCCCGATGTTGCCACAGCACTTGCGGCCATTGGTGATAATTGGTTTCAAATTTTGGTATCTTCTTACGGCGATGGCACGAACCTTGCAAAAATTGAAACATTTCTTGAAACTCAGGCAGGGCCAGAGGTTCAAAAGGATGGAATGTATTATTTTGCAATGCGTGACACCTACAGTAATTTGGTTACGTTCGGCACCGGTTCGGCGAGAAATTGCCCCTTTATCGTTTGTGTCGGTGCGACGGGTTCGCCTGAATCGATTTCGAACGTGGCGGCGGCCGTTGCTGCATCCACATCAGTGTCGATTGTCGAAGATACTGCAATCCCGCTTCACCGCATGGGTTTGAATTTGCTTCCGGCTATGCCATCGGCACGTTTCATCCCTGAGGAAAGAAACAATCTTGCAAAATCGGGAATTGCAACGCTTCGGCATGACAATGGTTGTCAGACGGAATCCACCGTAACAATGTATCTCAAAAATTCAGCCGGTGCGGCCGATGTGTCGTACCAATTTCAAAATACGCTTTTTATCCTTATGAACCTGCGATACACCTTTGTCCAGCGTATCCTTTTGAAATATGCCCGTGCAAAGTTGGCCGATAGTGCCGAACGTGTACGGTCAGGGCAGCAAATACTCACGCCGGACGTCGGCAAGGCTGAGGCCATTTCATGGTTCCTCGATCTTGAGGAAGCCGGACAGGTCGAAGGGCTTGCACAGTTTAAGGCAGAACTCATCTGCCGTCGGTCGACGTCGAACGTGAACCGCCTTGAGTGGTTGCTCCCGACTGACTTGATCAATCAGTTTATTGTGGGCTCGGCAGATCTCCAGTTTCGTCTTTGAATGAATAATAGTGGGCAGGCATAAACAACCCGCCCACTTTTCCACACAAAAAACTCTTTTTAAAGGATAGACTACTATGGCAGAATCTTCACGGCGGGGCGGTACGATAAACATACAGGTCAACGGCCAAGTATATGACGGTATCGGGTCTTTTTCGTACAATCTCGGCCAGCCTAAGCGTGAAATGCTTGTTGGTCCGGACCGAGTACACGGATATAAAGAGATGCCCCAAGTACCTTTCATCGAGGGCGAAATCCGCGATTCCTCTACGCTCGATATGAAAAAATTCTTGAACACGATTGACGCAACTGTGACAATGAAACACGCCAACGGAAAGACAATCATGCTTCGCGGCGCTGTTTTCTGTAGCGAAGGCAACGGCGACACCGAGGACGGAAAATTCGCGGTTCGTTGGGAAGGTCTTTCGGCCGAAGAAGTTTAAAAAACACCTCGCCGAAATTATATATTCCTACGGGAGAGGTGGAACGGTTCCCTTCTCCCGTTTTTTCATTATCAAACCACAGAAAGGTGTTTTACATGCACCCAGACAATAGCACGTTAAACACAGCGGAAGATCAGGAACTTCTCACGGCCCGCCGAGAGGAAGCGATTTCGGCATTGATGAATTTCCGCCCGACCACGACAAGGGAACAGGCTGAAAGTGTTGTCGATGGACTATCAGAAGATGTCAAGGAACGGCCGGAACTCCCGCACGTTATCACGCTGGAAGAGTCGTTCAACCTCGGATCAGAGGAAAAGACAACAATCACATTCCGCAATCGCCTACAGGGTGGATTTTTGACACACTTGACAGTGGGTAAGGATCAAAAATTCGGTGAGTTTTTCCCGATAATTTCGAAGATGACGGGCGAAACACTTACTACTATTGAAAAACTCGGATTCACAGATTTACAGGAATGTATTTCGGTGGTATCCTCTTTTTTCAAGAGTGGGAGAGCAAAGACTGGCGTTCACTCCAAGTAAGATTGGCCTCCGTTTTTGGGTGGGCTCCCGAAAGTATAGATCTTCTCACGCTTGACCGCCTGATTTTTTGGGCGGCCGCAGCGGAGGAAGTGCAAAAAAAAAGGAATGGGAAATAGCTATGAACCTGTCACCACTTCGGATTGTCATACAAGGCATTGACCAATACTCAAAAGAAACTGCAAAGATGCAAAAATCTATGCAGCAAATGGCGGTGGGTATGCGGTCGACAGGTGAGAAAATGTCAACATTTCTTACCCTTCCGATAGTGGCGGCAGGTGGTTATGCCGTCGCACAGATTGCCAAATTTGATGACGCGCTGGCTGACGTGGAAGGAACGACAGGAGCGACGGCCGCACAGATGGCAGCATTAAATAAGACCGCTCGGTCTATGGTCGGGTTGGGTGTTGGCCCACTCAAGGCGGCCGAGGGTATGAAGGAATTAGGACGGGCTGGTTTTTCAGTGCAGGAACAGCTTGAGGCCATAGGGCCAATGATGAAAGCGGCGAGCGCTGGCTCGATGGAATTAGCGGATGCGGCGGGCCTTGTTGACTCTATGATGGACGTCTGGGCCATAAATACCTCGGAACTATCAGGTACTTTTGATATGCTATTCCTGACCTCCACGAAATCCGCAACGGGCTTCAAGGATATGGCGGGGATGCTGTCAACCCTCGGGCCGGTATTCCGTCAAATGGGTATGCCCATGGAAGACGCCATGGTGGTGATACGTGGTTTTAACTCTGCCGGTGTGGATCTCACGGCTGGTGTTGCTTCTCTAAGTCGTGCCATGGTGATGTTGAACAATCCAACAAAATCGGCCACGGACGGCTTCCGCCGATTAGGACTGAGCAAAAAAGACTTTTTCGGTGGGAATGGTAAGCTTTTGGGTATCACAGATATCGTGGATAAACTGGCAAAATCGGGGGCTACCGCTGCCGATGTATACCAGATTTTCGGCGACAAGGTAGGAAAGAACTTCGCCCCGCTTATTTCTCAAGGGGCTGACACGTTGAAAACGTACCGGGCGGAGTTAGATTCGGCCGGTGGCAGCATGGACAATTTGATCAATAAGAAAATGTCAGGCATGGGCGGGGTATTGAAACGGGCAGGTGCGGCACTGGAATTGGTTTCTATCACCATCGGTGAGCGACTGGCCCCCACATTTTTGAAACTGTGGTCGGCCGTCGAGCCTGCCATCATGGCTTTTGCTAATCTCCCGGCTCCCGCTATCGGAATCGTGATCGGTTTCGCGGCCATTGTTGCGGCCGCTGGGCCGTTGTTGGTTGTTGCCGCCACCATTATCTCATCCTTTGCCACCATTGCGGGGGCAATTGCTGGGGCTGGTGGCGTTATTGCTTTGTTATGTAATCCTGTCGTGTTGGCAGTGGTGGCCGTGGTCGCACTTGTTAGCATGTTGGTTCTTCTCGGTGACACGATGAAACCACTCTACGGTTTTATCGGCGGGGCTTTTGGGGTAGTTTTTGCCGTACTCGGGGCATTTATTTCCCCACTCATTGCCGGATTTTCTGATTTATGGCAAGCATTCAAAGGACTACTTACGACGCTACAGCCCTTAATTATTGCGTTTTTATCGTTCGCTTCGCTGCCCATCGTTGCATTTTTGGCACCATTTCTTGCGATTGGCTACGCCCTTGTATGGGTGTTCCGATTGCTTGCGTGGGTGATAAAAACATCGGTTGACGGGTGGAATCTGTTATTCAAGGCAGTGGGTGATTTTTTCGGAATGATCGATAAAGCTATGGGCGGCCCTGTCGCCGGGTTGCTTAAAGCACTCGGCGACATCATGGGGTCATTCACCGGTAAAAAAACCGAAATTGCAGTGACAGGAACGCCCGCCATGTTACAAAATACCGGCCTTCCGTCCATTGGTGGTGTTAATGCGGCCGGTGCGGCCGGTCTTGGATCAATGGCAGGGATGGCCGCGTTTTCGGCACCGGCAGGGGCTCAAGCAGAACCGACGAAAATAACGATCGATTTTAAGAATGTGCCCACGGGTATTAGTATTTCTCAGACGGGCAAAGGTGCAAAAGTCACGGGATACAATGGACCTATAATGGCGGGGGCTATGTAAAATATGGCGTGGAAAGATCAATACCAGCAAGGTGAATTTCGCGGCGTCCCCTTCTTCATGCAATCGCATTCTTACAGTTCCGGCCGTGATGTCGTTGGGCATAAGTTCCCCGGCCGTGACGACAGATACAACGAGGATACGGGCAGATCAGAGCCGGTATTTCGTGTCTCTTTGTATTTGGCAGGTGATGACTATTTCGAATGGCGGGAGCGGCTAATATCCGCACTGGAAGAAAAAGGGCCCGGCCGACTTGTACACCCCTATCGCGGTATTTTTTCGGTAGTAGTCCAGAATTTCTCTGTCTCAGAATCCACAGAAGATGGCGGGATGGCGTCTTTCGATGTCACGTTCGTGCAAGATGTTGAAACGTCGCTCACGATCACGCAGCGGAGTACGTCGCGGGGTGTCACCACGGCCCGAACGAATCTTTATTCTGCAATTCAAGACGATTTCGTTTCAAAATACCCTTCTCGCTTTGTCGTGCCTTCGGTGCTAAAAACAGTTCAAGGTGCGATTGAAAAGACCACGGCCGCCGTGGACAAGGCGAAAACGGCCGTTTACTCAGTGGCAGAATATCGAAAACAGGTCGAACGGATACAGGGAAAAATTATTGAATTTTCCCTAAATGCGTTAGATCTCGCAAAAGAGATTCGGGCGCTTGTCGATTGGGGTGCCGACCCGTTCGGGAATGTAATAAAGCCCACGGTGGAAAACTCACGGCAGATCATCAAGGACATGGGTGGCGTCATCACATCGATGACTCAGCCGTGGGACATTGCGGCCAGTATGTCGGGTGGGATTACGGCCGAACTTGTGAGAAAATACAATGCGGCGTGTGCAGTGGCTTCGACTGTCGGCGTCGTGGCGACCATACCCGTCGAATCAGTCGCGGAGGCCGACGAAGTGCAAACAAGCGTTTTCACTATGCTGGACATGCTCCAAAACGACCCCGACGTATCGCAAGAAGTGTTCGACACTGTGGCAGATGCGAAGAAAGCAGTTAGTGAAGACTTGTCGCGTCGCATTTTGTCAATTTCGGCCGTCATCGATTACAGGACACCCGAATGTGAACCGACATTGGCAATCTCTCAGGAAGTGTATGGTAATGTATCCCGCGTCGATGAAATCATTAGCCGGAACAAAATTCGACATCCGGGATTTTCACCGGCTGCCGTTCCGTTAAAAATTCAGGTGCCTGAATAATGGCACCACCCCGCGAAATAGGAATTTTGATCGGTGATAATATTTTCACCGGGTGGAAAAAGGTTTCTGTGTCTCGGTCTATGGAGGCACTGGCCGGTAGTTTTAGTCTGTCGCTCACGCAATCCACGGCCGAAATAGTCAATCAGATACGGCCGGGGTGTCCGGTGGCGGTATGGATAACCGACGGTGTGCGGGACGCCCAGTTACTTTCTGGCTTCATCGACAACCGAAACACGAAAGACGGCCCGGAAGGTGTGGAAATAACAATCAACGGCCGGGACAAAACGGCCGATCTCGTGGACTGTTCGGCCATCGTTGAATCATCCACGTGGACATCGGCAACACTGAAAAAAATCTGTGATGACCTTTTGAAACCGTTCGGCCTGTTATGCATCGACTACGCGGAAAATCTCGAACCCCTCGAAAAGTTCACCATCCAAAACGGGGATACCGTTCACGCCGTGATTGAATCGACCTGTCGGTCGAGAGGCGTTTTGCCGCTTACGGACAGGTGGGGAAACTTGACGCTCGTCAATTCGACGGGGCAAACTGCAAGTATAGAACGAATTGAGCGCGGGTACAATCTTCTCAGTATGGAAGAAAAGCACGATGAAACAAATAGATTTTCGAAGTACATAATCAAGGGCACGGCGAACACCGGCGGGGACGGCCATGGGTGGGATGAAGTTACTACCAGCATGAAAAGCGAAGCGACAGACACGCAGATCACACGATACCGGCCAGTAATTATAAATGCAGAAGGCAAGCCCACAAATACATCGATCAAAAAACGGGCATTGTGGGAGGCGCAAGTGCGGGCCGGAAGGTCAAAAGAGTATTCGGCTACCGTGCGCGGATGGATTCAAGGCGACGAATCGAGCACATCAGAATACCAGCCGTGGGACATAAACCACTTGGTGCCCGTTCGTGATAGTATTATGGGTATAAATCAAGATATGTTGATCACCGGTGTCGAGTTTTCGAGTGACGATTCTGGGGAGTTGACCACAGTAACATTGAAACACCCAGACACATACAAGGCCGACCCCTCGGGAGGGATTGATGTCTGATTTTCGCCGTATGTTGTCGCCGATAGTGTCACGCATTCAGGCCATGATCGGCCGGGCTATTCTGTCGGCGGTATCGGATGCCGGCGGTATGCAAGTGGTGAAGGTGTCGGGATTGTCCGGTGAAGTTATCGACAAACTTGATCATCCGCAGCCGTTCGGATTCACTGCAAACTGCCCTACCGGCGGGCAGGCCGTTGTTGCATTCGTTGGCGGGTCTCGGGATCAGGGTATCGTGCTTGTTGCTGACCACACAGCGCACAGGAAAAAAAACCTGAAAGCGGGTGAAAGTGCCGTGTATTCATCACAGGGCACCTATGTATATTTGAAAGAGGACGGGACTATAGAAATCGAGACGAACGGAAGCGAAGTAAAAATTCTCGGCCGTACGGTATCCACGGAAACGATACATTCGGACAAAGACGTCGAAGCGGCGGGAGATGTTTCGGATTCTGTGGGAAAACTGGACAAGGTGCGGGATGATCTTGCCAGTCTGAAATTAGCGTACGATGCACATGTTCATTCATGCTCGGACCCTGGTTTGATATCCGGCCCAGCAATCGCACCATAAAATAAGGGGGGGGTACGTCCGTGGCGGAATCACTGATAGACGGCGACCTAAAATTTTTCTATTCGTGGCCAGCCCCGGCCGATATTCGAATTAGTGGGACGGATCTTGTACGTGATCCCGGCCTCGAAAATGCTGTTTTGATTTCCCTTTTTTCTGACTCACGCGCGGCCGTAGATGATCAACTACCGGACAAAAACGACACTCGGCGGGGGTGGTGGGGGGACACTTTGATCGGCTCGCCGGTAGGGTCGAAAGTGTGGCTTTCGGACAGATCGAAAATAGTGTCGCAAAGTTTGGTACAACAAGAGCAACACATTGCAGAAGCGCTTGCGTGGATGAAGTCGGACGGTATCGCGTCGAAGATCGAGGCGAAGGCCGCCCGTTCAACGCTTCGCACAGATGAGATAATTTACTCGGTAACGATAACGGCACCATCAGGCATGACGATATTTTTCAAGTATTATTACAACTGGAAAACCCAGACGACAGGGAGTATATAAAATGGCTTTTTCACGCCCTTCATTATCCGAGATCTACGGTCGAATTAAGGCCGATATGGAAAGCAGAATAGCCAACGGATCGAAGGTACCCCGCTTCTCCCTCGCGGGTATACTGTGCGCGGTGTTTGCCGGTGCGGTGTGGTCGCTGTATGGTTATCTTGTTTGGCTCGGCCGTCAATTCTTCCCCGAATCGGCCGACGACGAATATGTGGATGCGCACGCGGCACGGTTTGGTATTATGAGAAAAGCGGCAGCGTACGCTGAGGGAATTATCCGTTTCGATGGTACGGTGGGGGTGGTAATACTTGCAGGTCGAGAAGTGCAAACAACCGGCGGGCTTATATTCACCACAGACGCGGACGCTACCATAGGCAGTGGGGGATCAATTGCGGCCGCCGTTACCTGTTCGGAATCGGGAATAGTCGGGAATACCAGGGATCTTTATTTATACCTGGTTGCACCACTTACAGGTGTTGCAACGGAAGCGCCAATTACAACGGCCCCGGCCGGTGGAACAGATCTCGAATCTACGGAAGAACTTAGAGCCCGCGTGATCCAACGCACAGCGAACCCACCTTCATCAGGAACAGCTTCGGACTATGTGCGGTGGGCGCTTGAGGTGTCAGGTGTCGGCCGTGCGTGGTGCTTACCAGCCGAACTATACAAAGGGGCGGGGACTGTCGGTGTCGTTATTTCGACAACGGAACTTACACCGGTGAGCGCTCAAATACATTCGGACGCGGTGGATTATCTTGAGGGGGTGCGGCCGCTCGGGGCCGTCCTAACGGTCGAAGATGTGATGCCGGCACAGGTATATTATTCAATAGCTATTTCACCAAACACCGTGGCGATTCAGAACG